CGCTCTCGGGCCGCTGGGTGTACACTGGTCGTGTACACGTTTGTTTTAGAACACCTTATTCTAAGGATACTAATATGACTATAAGTCGAAGCAAAGCGTGTGATCGTCTCAGTACACTAGGTTTTAAACAAAATGTTGTCCACCGCCTATTGAACACTATTGAAAAGTGGGATAAAAACGAGGGTCCGGAAGCTACGGTAAGTAGACTTAAACAAATTAAGACAGCTTTCATTAAAAGGATGGCTGGCCAAGAGATCTCTGTGCCTTGGGTGAAACACACCAAAACACATGTCAAAGGGCCTTTCAAAACCTTATTTGATAGCTTGGGTTCACGAAAGAAAACTCAGAGGGCGCTTAGCGCCATGATGCTTTATTCGAGTGAACTCTCTAAAGAAGTTACAAGCAAACAACGTGATAAGTTTTGGGGTTCCGTTCTCGAGGGCCCTCCTAGCCATCCAAGATATGAGGAAATTAAGGCAGACATGCTGTACACCCTTAAATGGGTGCCCCCTAAAAATTTGGGACGTGATAAACACTACAGACAAAGTCAGAACCTTTCTCATTTGGTTGACAAAAGAGGACCGAGTTTCTCGGGAATTAAGAATCGCGACTGGAACGCTTCATCCCTTAAATTCTTGACGCACCCTGTTTTACAGAGGGCAGCCAAGTGGAATGGAATTGTTTATGTCGCATCTTCATGTGAAGACGAATCAATAGTTGGAGGACGTATTGGGTATATGCAAGAGCCGGGTTTTAAACTCCGGGCAATCGCGAACCCTTGTCCAATTTACAACTATGTTCTTACACCACTCAAGGACCATCTACTGGATATGATCAAACGTATTCCAGAAGACTTCACTCATGACCAAGAAGCAGGTGTCGCAAAAGTGCAGGAATTCATGAGGACTGGCGAGAGCTGGTCCTCTGTTGACCTTTCTGATGCGACTAACCTCTTTCCGGCCGAGGTGACCTTTGAAGTGTTAGAATCGATTTTAGAATTTACATGGAAACCACAAATTGACGCATTCAAGTTGCTTGCCAGGTCTGACTGGTATGACCCGCTCTCAGGGAAGGTTCTAAACTCCCCTTGGAAACGTGGCCAACCGTTAGGCTTGGGCCCATCATTCCCCGCCTTTGCGCTCTCCCACCATTTGGTGGCTAGATCAGCAATCTTTATTGTGGAGAAGGACACATCCGTTTTTGATTTTGAACGGCCAACCAATGCTTACGCTATGGTCGGTGATGACATTGTCATCAAGAGTGTTTATGCTCCTATTTATAGAAAGCTGTTAAAGGTCCTTGGATGTAAAATCTCCAAAGACAAGAGTATAGAGTCGAATGTGGTGGCTGAATTTTGCTCAAGAGTGATAACTGAGTCTGACGTATTTGTACAAAACAAATGGACTAAGCCATCTGATCGGAATTTTATGGATCTTGCAAAAAACCTTGGCACTGATGCCAGGTTGCTTTTTCCAAAAAGACAACGACAGGTGATTGATCTACTAGCTGAACTCCCTACGCCATGGGGGTTAGGTCTCAATCCAAATGGATTGTCATTAATTGACCGTGTTGTTAAACACAGAGACACCATCCGCGCAGTTAGTACCAAAGACGAAGGCATTCTACAGAGCAGAGAGCGCGCATCGTATGATTCCTTGATCCTCACAACCCCACAACCCATCTATGATGAGTTTGGTAATGTGTGGTATCCAAAGAGTTGTAAATCTGAACCCGACCAGGGTCCAAGTGTAGTTAATGATCCGTTAAGACCACCCAAACTAGGTGACATTATCAGGAGTAACCATGACTATCTCATCTTGACAGATGATGATTTGATCAATGGCTATTCTGAGACATTTCCCGAAGCTATAAGTGATCCACGTGGTCAAACTATGCTGAAGATCCTTGAGTCGAAATTAAAAATAAGATCGATAAACCAAGGTGTATCCAGACT